GCGCGACATATGTGGGAATCCGAAAACCAAGATGAATCCCCCCTTATGACAACTGACAACTTTCATGGAATCGATCGTCTAGTTACCTCCTCGGGCTCAGGCCGCCAGTCGCCGCCTGACCCGCGCCACCTGCGTTGGGTGCCACCGCCCACCGCTCGGCGCCGGCACGCCACGGCGCGTCAGTTCCTCGGCGGCCGCCCGTACTGACAGCGCAGACACGGTCTCAAACGCGCTACGCAGCTCGCTGGCGCGCTCGTTTGCTGCCTGGGCGTTCAGGTCGCTCTGCTCACGCCGACCGCCCAACGACACGCCGCGGGCCTTGGCGGCTTGCAGCGCGTAGCGCGTGCGCTCGCTTATCAGCCGCCGCTCCTTCTCCGCCAGAGCGGCGTAGATATGCAGCATGAACGGGTCGGTATCGACACCGAACTCGGCGACGATGAACGGCACGTTATGCTTCATCAGACCGCTGATGTAGTGTACGTCGCGGCTCAACCGATCGAGCTTCGCTACCAGTATTGGAGCGCGATCACGTTTCGCCCTGGTCAGCGCCTTCGCGAGCACCGGGCGCTTGTCGGCGTCGTGCTTGCCGCTCTCGACCTCGACGAATAGCTCGACGATCTCAAAACCCTCAGTCTGCGCGAAGCGCTGCAGTGCCGCCTGCTGGGCCTCGAGACCTAGACCGGAGCGCCCCTGCTTCTCTCGCGACACCCTGACGTAACCCACTGCCTGCCTCATGTGCCTTGTGTACATGCCAACGACCGTTGACGTGTGTACACGACCTACGGGTCGGGTCAACAACCTATTTGCTCAGCTGGCCTTCGCATCAGCGCCGCGCGGCGTGCCGTCGGACAGCCTGGTGACCGCGACGTTGGCGGCGCTGGAGCGGGTTCGCGCAGGCGAACGGGCTTTCAGATCATCGCTGAATTTACCGAAATCGAGACCGGCAAGGGGGCGGACGCGCTCGAGCTACGGCCGCAATTGGCTAGCGCTCTGAATGTGGCCCGGAAACGCAAATGCTCGATCGCGGTCGCGAAGCTCGACAGGCTTTCCAGGGACGTCCACTTCATCAGCGGGCTTATGGTACATCGCATACCGTTCATTGTTGCCGAGCTTGGTGCCGATATCGACCCATTCATGCTGCACATCTATGTGGCTCTCGCACAAAAGGAGCGCGCGTTGATCTCCGAGCGCACAAGGGCGGCGCTACGGGCCGCAAAGGCTCAGGGAACGATTTTGGGCAACCCCCGGCTATCGGAAGCTGCCGCACGCGGAACGGCCGCTGGTAAGAGCCGCGCCGATCAATTCGCCGCGAATCTGCTGCCGCTCGTTCGAGAGATCCAAAAAGCCGGAGTCAAGCAGCCTCAACGCCATAGCCGACGCCTTGAATAAGCGCGGCATTCGGACGGCACGCGGCAAGGAGTGGACCCATGTTCAGGTCGGCCTAGTACTCCGGCGGGCGACATAGAGACACGGTCAAGACGCGAGCGGACTGGCACCGGGGGGTGGGCGCACCGCTATGATTTATTTGGCCACGCAGCGCCTTTGATGACCCACGACTTACTCATCCTCCGGGGTGACATCGATCACCGTCGCGCCTACTTCCTTGATCCACTCCTCTTGGGTCATCGGGCGATCTGAGATGATGTAGCGGCCGGCGGGGCCGTGCTCGTGCTGGACCGCCTGCAGCTTCGCGTGCACGTAGGGCGCGCAGTCCACCGCGCACCGCTGCGCGTTCTCACGAGCGGAGAGGAACATGCGCGCCAGGCCCATCGCCTCGAGCCGGTCGTCCTCGTTCTTGATCTTGCCGCAGATCGCGTCGAGCTTTGCGCCGAGGTCCTTGGACTGACGGTGCCAAAAAATCATGTTAGAGAACATGACATCCAGCGGCGATTCCTTATCCGCGCAGAGTTGCATTGCCCGCTTGCGGCTGAGGCGATTTGGTGCCATCCGCGGCCGGCCGCCCTTCATTCCGTTTGCGCGTGCGACGTGGGGTGGAGGTGCCATTTTTGGTAAAAACCAATGAAGTTCAATCAATCATATATTTTCTCAATCGTCCGTTCAACAACGGCGCGTTCAATTTTGTGGCCTCTCGAGGCTATCCCGAAAGCTACGGATGCGGTCCCGTATTCGTGAGCGAACTTCGGGGTCATCATCATGCTGGATCCGTCGCGCAACCGCGGCGACTTGGTCCCTGACATTTTCCTCAGGCCGCGGCACCTTCCTAAGACGAAGCTCCGAACGGAGATCATCCATCTCACGTGGATTAGCGCTGCCATAACTGGCTAGGAATATCCGCACGGCCTCTATCCAACGCCGCTTGATCTCCTCTGTTTCTAAGCTGGCAAAGCGGCGGCCACTTGAAAGATATCTTGCTGTGCTTTCCATCTCGTCGGCGTCGAGGAGAGCATGTACGACGGCTTCTGCTTTGAGTTGATGTTGACCGCCGCCTTTGTTGCCAACGACGAACTTATTACCTTTAGGTGCCGACATACTACGAACTCCGTTTACCCAAACTCGTCGCGCAATCGCGCGTGAGCATACAGTGATGCATCAACCCATACCAAATCTCAACCGTAGCAACCGTAGCAGAGGGTATCCCTCGCAATCTCGCTTTCTTCAGCAAGCACCAACTGTAGCAATTGTAGCGGGGTACCCGTGCGATCTCGCGGTTTAGCGGCCACGGCGCCGCGCAATCTAACTGAGACGCAAACATACATACATACAATATATAGTTGTATTTTGTATAATTGTGCGCCCCGGAACAGCCTCAGGGGAGAGGGGCGCGCCGAATTTTTAAAAACGCGGGGGGTGCCCCTGCTACAGTTGCTACAGTTGTCCCTCAATCTTTTTTGAAGCGGGCGGCTTCGAATACCTTCGCGGCGATCGGTAGTCCTGACGCCCACGCCGGGACCTCGACCAACAGCTGCTTGAACCCTTCCACGCTGCCAGCGCCGATCGGCATCTCGGCGACGACTTCGTCGTGGGTATGCATCACCAGACGATAGCCGCCGATGCGCAAGCGCTTCATTGCGTCGACTAGCAGGTCCCGCGCCACTGCGGAGGTCACGTTCTCAGCCCACTTGCCTCCGTACATCTGCTCACCGCGGCGAGCGCCAGCTTCCATGTTCAGGAACGTCACTTGCTGCTGTCCAAAGCGGCCAGGCTTGAGGGTAGGCGACGGGTACTTCAGCTCCCGGCCCGACGGCAGCCGCAGGCACAGCACCCCGTCGCGCATCAGCAACTGTACCCGTCCGCACGGGATGATCATCTCTGGATTGCGCACCGCAGCGCGCGCTGTCGCGTCGAGCGCCGCCCAGAACCCAGCGATTGCCGGATTCTGCCGCCGCCACTTCGCCACCCAGGCCTCGGTCTCTTTACTCGTGATGCGCTCGCTATTGGGAACGTTCGCCTTCCTGATGTGTCCCAGTAGCATGTTACTGCCCATCTGATAGCCTAGCCCCAGCTCAAAGATCTTACCGAGTGCACGTTCTGGCGACTTCTCGTCGACGTGCTGTAAATCAAGAACACCCTCGGCAGCGACGCAATAGATGTCCCGCCCATTTCCGGCATCGAAGTCACGAAATCGATCCAGCTTACCCCTATCGCCGGCGAGCCATGACAGCACACGTGCCTCGATCGCGCTGAAGTCACCGACAATGAAACGATGCCACGGAGCCGGCACCAACATGCTGCGGCCCAAATCGCCGATCACTCGGAGCACGTCGCCGTGGCGTCGTTTAATACCGGCATAATCACTAGCCAGTACCATCTTGATCGCCTCCGCCACGGCCGCGTCACTCTTCAATATCTCCGGCCGCTTCAGGTTCTGCGGCTGGAAGCCCTCGCCCGACCAGCGCCCGGTCCTTGCACCGTTCATGCGATACACATTGCGCGCCCGACCGTCGGCGCAGCGCGTCGAGAGCATTCGATTAATCTTGCTGGCTGCCGACTGCGCCGCCTGCAGCCGGATCTCAAGCACATCGCGCACATCGGGGCTCGGTAATTCGCCGGCGAGCAGCTTCTCGATGTCGTCGCCGTCTAGGCTGTCCTGCCACTGCAAGCCTGCTTGGCCGCTGCGCGGTTTGAGGGGCAGCTCCACGCCCTGCGCCTTGAGCCACTCTTTAAGCTTTATCGCTTGAGACGCCGTCGGTACCGCACCGCTAGTCTTCTGCGCGATACTAGCATTGAGATCGGCAAGAGCGCGCGCTGCCAGACCCGACGCTGCCTGCGCCAGCGGCGCGTCGATTAGCACGCCCGCGTCGTTGATCTCGGCGTCAATCACCGCGACTTTCTGTTCGGTCTCTGGCAACGGCACCAGTCGGCAATGCACTTCACGCATCACCGCCATGTCCTGCTTCGGGTAGCGGTACAACAAGGCGCGCAGCTCAGGCGCATCCTCCCAATACAAACCATTGGCGTCTTCATCGCGCCGCGGCCTGCGTGGCTTGAACATTCTTTTGACTGCGCGCTGTGCTGCCATATCCTTCTGCTGCTGCAAACCAAGCACTGCGGCGACACGTTCGAGGCTGCCGGGATAGGAATGAGCCAGGGCCAAGATCATGGTGCAGACATGCCGCTCAACCGGCACCCGCGGCCAGCCATACTGCACAAGCTGCGCGTCAAGGATGGCCCGCTCGAAGGCGGCATGGTGCGCAACCCAGAGACAATCCGGATCGGCGGCCGCCGTCAGCACCACCTCGGGGATCGTCTCCCGCGGCAACCAGATTTCGACTGGATCGTTGCCGCGCGCATAGGCAACACAAAGCGTCTCAGTTGTTGGATGCTCGGCATAGGCGCGTGCTCCGACGCCGTGCTTGCCTTTGCCGAGTTGAGCAGCACTACGGGTCTCTATGTCCCAGTAGAATGCCTGCGGCGCCTCGCTTCCGGATGTCTCGCTTACAAGCTCGAGCGCGAGATTGGCGACGTGCTTTCGTTTGATGTTGACAACGTCACCGTAAGATTTGCTGGCGACCTTGCCAGCAACATCGTGCTTCGAGATGCCGGGCTTGATCGCGGTGGGCATCGGCTGCATGTGCTGCCGAGTGAGAAAATCGCGAATGCTCACCGGCTTTCTACCCACGTAAGCTGCCACTCGTTTTGATCACTCCGTTTGGTTTGCAGTCGTTTGAGCCACCCGTGATCGACCAGAATTTGAGCCACCGTCAGCGTAGTACTGCGATCTCGAATTGCGCTCGGACCGTATTGGTAGATGTCGCGGGCGCTGATGGTCTTGTCGGGCCACCCCTTCAGCCAGTCGAGCAGCTTCTGCGCCAACAGGAGCTCGGGTTTAGCCCAACTTGACTCAAAGATCCGTTTCGCCTCGTTGGCGTAATAAGTGGCGATGTCGATGCCGCGCAAGAAATCCTCGCGCCCCAGATCGCTGACGTTAATGTCGCAGTAACCAGCGATCGTTGCTGCTAATCGCGCTGCGTGTTCGGGGAGCTTTGCGGCAAATGACTTTATCGACTCGTACTCACCACCCGGAGCCATAGCCTTTTCGCACTCGTCGGCGAATTCCCAGTACAACGTGGTTGCTTCTGCGGAGAACGGCAGAGCACGTGGATTGAGTTCGTTCTTCGTGTCTTCAGCAAGTTGATAGGGGGTCTCCAAAATAGTCAGTACCTTATCGCTAAAGGCGGCGATGGTCTGTCTGGCCTCTGGCGGCGGCTCTTTGTGCAGGCGCGTTCCAATCAAGCTCGCGGGATGGGTCATCATGATGCGCCCGACAAATCCGAGTTTAATCAGCAGCTCATCCGTCAGCACGCGCGCCGCGACTACCGACTGCATGCCGAGATGCATGCCGACCCGTCGCCCGGGCAAAATGAATGTTTCCTCGGCGCGCACCCGCTTGATTGGGTTGCCGTCCCAGACGTCGTTCAAGTTGGCGACGGTGCGCTGCTTGGCCTCGTCGGTCATGCCATGGCCGCCAACGAACTGACCGCCCTCCGAGCCGATAATGCCGTAGATCGGTTGCCCGATATTGAGACAGCGCACCATGCCCTCAAAGGTAAATTCTGCAGACGTCAGCAGCGGCTCCAGCGGCTTCACCGGTTCGGGTCCGAGCTTTTTTAGCTCCTGCTGGTGCCCCTCCGAACCAGCCGCGCCAGGCTTTTGGAAATCCTTGGCGATAGCTTTCGATTTCGCCTCCCACATCGTGCGTTCGACTCGATAGCGCTCCAACTCAGCCACTCGTTTGCTACGCAGCTTTTGTTCAAATTTCCGCTGAGCAGCGAACG